TGATCATCCACGTACACCTTCAGCTCCAGTACCTTGTCATCCACATACTTGCGGGTTGCCAGCACTACGGCAGGGTCGATTTTCAGGGTGATATTGTCCGTGCTGCTGGTAATCAGCACCATGCGCACGGTCTGGGTACGCCCGCTGCCTTCAGCCAGTTGCGGCTTATAGCTTTCCGGGCAGTTGCCCACGGCAATCAATGCCCCGGACTCATCAAACAGGCCCACTTCACGTATCCACCAACCGCCCTCGTTTTCAGGGATCACCTGTTCAGCAATAATCTGGCTGCTGTTCTGCGGGTCGATATAGAGCATATTCAGCGCAGCCCGGCGTTTCTCATTTACCAATGCTGTCTGCTTGGCGTCCGGCGTTGGCAATGTTCCGCCGCCATCGCCCACCGCCATATGAGTAATTTTTAGCGGCACACCGAGCGCGGCGGCGCTGGCAAGTTTCGCCGCGCCAATATCCGTCAGCAGGGTATAAAATTTTGTGCTCATGGATTCACTCTCATTGTGTCAATAACATGGACCGCCCCGCCTTCATGCGCGGTGCCGCCGGAAATAATTGTTTCGTTGATATACGGATAGATCGTGATTTCTTCGCCAAGATAGCTGGCGGCCCCCACCCAATGCGGACCGCTGGTCTGCAGATTGATGGACATGCCGATCATGTGACGGCTACATGGTTTGGCATCGCTTATCAGCCGCTCAAGTTCCAGATAGGTATCTTCAGTGATGCCCTGGTCCTGCACGCCGATATCCAGGCGAAACGTGCCCGGTGTTTCTCCGGTCTGCCACCACTCAATAATGCGGATCAGGAATCCGAACGGTTCCACCACCCGCCGCACGGCACTGGTAGTTCCTTTATGCTGATGAATATAAAAAGCATCCTTCACTACCTGGCGTTTGACGCTTTCTGTCCAGCCCTCGTCCCAGCGATCCACAGAGAACGCCCAGGCGAGATAAGGCAGGAAGCTGACCGGACAGGTAGCCGGATTCCACAAGTCACGCAGCGGCACCTGCAGATCAGAAATCCCGCTACAGGTTTGCGCCAGTCGGCGCTCCAGTGAAGTTGAACCCGGTGGCAGCAGACTATTCATCCGTTCCTCCGTTGGTTACGCTCCACTGCGTACATGATGCCGCCTGTGTTTTGTTCAGGACCACATCCGCCAGCGGAGAAGCCAGTTCCACACGTTGAACACCCTCAACATGCAGAGCAGCAAAGATGGCGCTACGGCGAATATCCCGACCAAGCCTCGTCTGGCTGGCAATGTACTTCTGCAGACTGGCTTTTGCCGCTGCCATTACCGGCTCTGCTTCCGGTCCCGGATAGAGAAAAATGGTGGCTTCCACGCGATACGGGATGATTTCTGCGCTGCGAACCGTAAGACGGTCAGCCACCGGGCGGACGTTCTCACTGTTCAGAGCTTTTTCCACCACGTCCAGCAGGTCTTTTTCTGCAGTTCCATCGCCTTCGCGGCTAAGGACAGTCAGCACCACCTCTGCAGGTGCCGGGCTGGTTGCACTGGCATCCGCCACCCGACCGTCGGCGCTTCGGGCATGAAATTCATAAGCTGCAGTTGGCCCCGCAACTGAAAGCCCTTCAAAGGCTGCAGGCACACGCAGGCGTAACGCTTCATCGCTTTCCATCACAGCTGCAACGGGCGGCACAGCGTCATTATCAGCAGGCGTCACCGTCAGGCGTTTCACGTTGTAGTTGGCGGCGAGCTGGTCCAGATCGCCCCCTATGGCATAAGCCACCATCACCGCCTGCGCAGCTTCGTTAATGCGCTGGCGCAGAAGCAACTCACGGTAAGCATTCTCCTGCAACAATTTGGTGACGGGTTCAGATTCCAGTTCCAGCGTGCGGATCACTGCTTCCTGCTCATCTTTCGGATGAAGCGCCACAAATTCTGCCTTGCGTTCGGCAAGCAGCGTCTCAAAGTCCGGCACATCCACAATCTGCGGCGCAGGCAACTGCGAAAGGTCAATCACTGCCATTCTCTGCTCCTGTTGATACGGAAAGGGAAACAGGCACACCGTTATTACGCCGCCCGGTCAGCTCCACCACCATTGAACCGTCAAAATTGCTGTTAATGGTGATGGAATCCAGCGTCAGCCGTGGCTCCCAGCGACTCAGCGCCACATACACTGCCGACATGACCTGCAGGCGTAATGCCGGATTTTGTGGCTGGTCTATCAGTGCCGACAGCAGGGAACCATATTCCCGACGGGCAATGCGGCTACCCTGCGGCGTCAGCAAAATGTCCCGCACCGACTGGCGCAGATGATCAATATCAGTAATGGCTTTACCGCTGGTATTGTTCATCCCGCTATAAAGCGTCATACCGGGCCTCCGGTTGTGTCGCCGCCTTTCAGGACGTCAGTATGCTGATGCGCATCAACCACGATCCCGTTAGAACTCATCGCTCCGCCGCCCTGGGTAACGCCACCATTGATCACCACTTCGCTGTTAATGCGCGTGCGGTCAGCCTCCAGTACAAACTCACTGGTTTTCATGGTGATGTTGTCAGCGGCCTCAATGACCATTGATTTGATGCCCCTGACATACCAGCGCCCGGTAGTGGGTTCGTATTCAAACCAGCCGCCGTCAGGATGTTCTGTCACGCAGGCGTCTGCCGACGTCGACGGTGGTGCGAACTGATTCGAATAGACAGCGGGCAGCGCAAAGGCAGTTTCCAGATTGCCGCCCAGACTCAGCAGCACCACCTGCTCACCTTCCGATGGTCGCCACCATGTGCGGGCATTCCCGGCACGCAGCGTCAGCCAGCTGATCCAGTTGGTTTCAAGCTCGCCCGTTTTCACCCGGCAAAGCCAGTTTTCCCGGTCCACTTCGGTGACTACACCAGTGCGGATCAGGTTGGTGATAAGGCGCATGATTTCGGTTAGTTGTGCGTTCATAGGGTTAGGTTGCACGGACCTTGAATCTATGGCATCAATACGTCCTTGTGTGGTAAATGACACAAATACAATTCCAATCAAAGAAAGGTAAAAGAATGAGCCATCCAATTGATTATTACGCTATAGAAGAACACGCAAGAATAATTGAGCAATTATGCTGTTCATCTGAATTTTATTTACAGCGTATATATTCCACACAGAAAGTATATGATGGTTCTATAGTAACTGAATTTGAAATGGAGGAGTTATCGTACAACGGATGGTTGGAATATACCATTAGCAACAATCTTATTAGCCTTTGTACAAAACTACGAATTCTCCAAGACACTAGTGAACATGAGTGGAACCCAGATTACTCACCTGAGAAAGAAGCATTTGAAGAACATGAAAATATACTTTTTGTTATAGATGGTCATGTTAAAGATTCTATACGCGAATGCTGCAATAAAATTATTCACGCATTAAGTTTTGAGTTAACAAAAAAGACCGGCAAAAATGGAATAAAATATTGGGACGGTTCTATTATTGCTTCTGGGGTTCAAAACAAAAAAAACTGGAAAATTAAAATAGACCTTTTCCCTTTTTGCCAAAGCATAAAAAGTTATTTAAGTTTATTAAGAGCGTAAACATTCTAATTTTTCATCAATAAATACTTTAAAAGTAAATCTCTTACTTCATTTTCAGTATGTTCATTTAAACCCAGCAATTTTCGGGATGGATACTTAATGACTCCCCCCTTTGGACTGACGCGATCGCGCAGACCGTAGTGATGAACACGGGCAATACGCTGTACCTTACCTTCAAACTGTACGCTGGCAGAATCCGCGCTGGCGGCAGTTCTCAGGTATTTTGTGGTGCGCAGCTTTGCAAACATCTGACGTTTGATGCGCCCCTTCTTGCTGCGTGCTGTTACCCTGCGCGGCTCATAACTGCTGCCATCTGGATTGCGCTGCATCCTGATATTCTGCTGCTGTGTCCGGCGCAGTTCCTGCGCCAGCTGGCGCATCATTCGGCTTCTTGCGGCTGGTTCCAGATTCGCCAGCAAAGCACTCAGCCAGTCGTCCACCTTCTGCAGTTCAGCCACGTTTCACCGTCCACATTTCTTCAGGTTCATCGGGTTCCGCTACTGCTTCAACGCTCGACACACTTCCGTCAGTGCTGACCAGCACACGTTCCGTCAGTTGCAGGTTGAGGCTGATATCACAGACATCGTTGCGCAGAATATCCACCTCAAAGGTGAATAACTTTTCCCGTAACGCCGGATTATTGATGGCATCGGGCTGGTTATCACGCAGCCACAGCAAAACCGGGGCCATCAGCAGATTCTGGTCGCCGCTGAAATCCTCAATCACCACGTTGAGGGTATAACGGTACTCCCATGACATGGAGCTGGCCCCCGTGGCAACCAGCGAACCGTTATCCACAAACAGATGCAGCTTATCCGGGTTATTGCGGACATAAGGCACTGCTTTATTGAGGGCGTGGCGCAGGGATTGTGGTTTGTTCACTGTTTCGCTCCTGACACGCAATAATCATGTCCACTTTGTCTGCACAGACCGCCCAGGCGGCCTCCGTTTCATCCAGCAATGCGTTCAGATCACCGTTAGTGCGCGGCGCTGCCTGCTCCAGCCGACACGGCGTCACTCGCGGACAACCACTGACGGTAAGCTGCACCTCCGGTGAGTGCCGGACGTTCCCGCAGCCGGATAATGTCAGCAGGCAAAGGAGTATCAGCCCAGCGGCGTAAATCCTCGTTCTCACGTTTCAGTTCCTCGATCCGGTGTTGTCGTTGTCTCAGCAGCGCGCTGGTTTGTTCTGCTTCGGCATAGAGCCGCGCCTGCTCCCGGTTATTGGTTTCAGCCAGAATGGACAGACTGATCAGCTGGCTATTTTTCTTCGTTAGTTCGTGCGCTTTACTTTTCAGCGCCGTGCGCTGCGTTTCGATGGTGTGGCTGGCGCTGTTAAGCCGCCACGACTGCCAGCCCAGCGCAACGAGTGCCAGCGCCGCCACTACCGCCAGCGCACGCGTCATAATCCAGCTCCTTTAAGGCACCAGGCCATCTCCCGCGCACGGCGGTTATCCAGCCCCTGATTAAACACACCTTTCACATAAACCCAGCGCGGCAACTGTCGGCACGCTTCTGCCCAGCGCCGCTGATTGAGCAATTTCACCAGCGTAGAACTGCAGGCATTGCCCGTTCCCACGTTGAAGGCAAACGACACCGTAGCGTCATATACCTTCTGCGGCGGCTGTTGCTTCACACACCTTTCCAGCGCCCGCTCCACACGCAGCACGTTGGAAATAAGCCCTTCTGCTGCCTGTCGTTCCGTGATTGTTTTGCCGGGAATGACGCCCGACGTATTTCCAATGCCGTCGGTCCAGACACCCGCGCTGCACTGATACGGCTGCAGACGACAACCTTCGTAATCGGCAATCAGTTTCAGCCCCTCCACGGAGGTGTGAAGCTGCTGAAACCCCGGCAGCGTGGCAGCAATAGCCAGCACGGCCCCGACAAGGCAGCGTTTAACGATTGATGGATTCATAGTCCTCCCGCGAAATCTGCCCGTCGCGCAGAAGCTGGTAGGCTTTGTGTTTGTAGTACCAGTTGATAGCCAGCATCAGCACACCAATCATCAGGCCGCCCAGCGTTGAGGCATCCTTGATGGACAAATCGCCCAGCCAGGCCAGCACGACGGCGATGCAATACGTGATAAAGGCGCTGATTCGCTCAAGCGTCATAATTCAGTCCCATAGCTGGACGGTCTGCACGGTGGTGGTTGTCGGAATGTCCGGCAGCTCCACCTGCAGCCCGTGAGGTAAAAAGGGGCCGTATTCGGCAAGCCCCGGATTTGCCTTCAGTACCTGCTCCGTGACACCCTGCGTGCGCCCGTAATGACGCCAGCAAAGTGCGTCCACCGTGTCATACTGATGCGCACGCACTTTCATCAGATAAGCTCCACTGTGCAGTGCGGCGCATCCTGCACCCGGCTGATGGCCCAGCGGGCGTCACGCCATAAATCACCGCTTGCTTCCGCCAGTTCCTCGCCTCGCTTCGCACCGGATGCCGTGGCGTCATAGTCCTGGTAACGTTCGTTGAGCATGGCGCGTGCCCAGCAGTAAACCGCGTTGAAATAGTGCTGAATGCGCTCGCTTTTGCCGTCCAGTTGTTCCGCCGGGACTTCTGCCAGCGAGGCATACCCCAGCATCTGCTGGCGTCTGCGAAACTCATACAGCTCTGCGTTGACCTCCGAAATTGCCGACAGCGCAACCTGCTTTAAACGCGGCTGCGTCACCGTGCCGTCAGTGCGCATGACACTGCGAAACTCCGACAGGTCCACATCAGGCCAGAACGGCGTATTTCTGATGATTTCCGCCTGTTCCGGTGCCTGTTCTGGCGCAACAAACTTCATGCTGCTTTCTCCTGAAATAAAGGGCGGTGGACGGGGTTTTGATGTGGCAGTGCCTTTCGCCACCCCGTGCCGCCCGTGCGCGGGGGCACGTTCTGTCAGCGGCTGTCATTGCGCAGTCTGCGCTCCAGCTGCTGTTTGTCTTTTTTCACGCCACAGCGGGGATCGAGCTGTAACGCATGGTTGAGATGATTAAGGGCGGAAGCCGGATTACTTTCACTCAGGACAGCGCCAATCGCTTTATGCAGACGCGCCCGTGACTGGTCCGGCATATCCAGACCGTCTGTCAGCTCCAGCGTCTGCAGCAGCAGATCGACATCAAAGCCGGTAGTGGCAAGCATTGCGCTCTGCGCTGCGTCTGCCATTTCCTCTGCCAGCACGGTCTGCACGTTGCGGTTACCCAGCGGCATCACCCAGCCATGACGCAGGGCATGACGCCCGATCTCCAGCGCTCCGACATAATCTCCGGCATCAATGCGCCACAGCATCACGTACATCAGCACGTCATCCTGTTGAGCGCCTCCGGCAGCCAGGACACCCTCCGCCCAGGCGGCGTATTTCGGCAGCAGCTCCACCTTGATTTCCGCTTTTTTGACCGTGGACTGAACGCCCTTGAGACGGCGGCGGTCTTCTGCCAGTTGCAGCAGCATCAGGTCATAGCCCGACGCGTGGCGAACGCTGCCGCCCTCGCGGGCGGCCTGTTCAGCCTGAACGCGCAGGCGATGCTGCCGTGCGGGACTCAGGCTCATGGTTTACGCTCCGGTTTCTGCTGCGGCGGCGCTGAAGTCGCCAATCTGGATGTTTTCCACCAGTGCGGCGCAGCGGTAGTCCTCAACCACATAGGCTTCGTTAACGGATTCAAAATTTTCAATCCGGTCACGTTTCGGGTTGTCGATAACCGAACGGCGGCGGGTGTCTTCCTGCCAGTAAATGGACAGGTTATCCAGACGGGTGATCAGCAGCGCATTCGGCGGGAAGAACGGCGCACGCACGGCCTGCAGGCCACCCATGCGTTTCTGACTGATGATCATATCGGCAGCCAGTTTTTCACTGTTTTCCTGCTCTTTGTTGACCAGCGGGAAATACTTGTCAGACAGCAGCTCACGACCGCAAATCACCACCAGATCGTCATCGTCCTGGTAGACCACGTCGATAAGCTCATTGACCGCATCCATCACCACGGCGTCCAGGTTGGCATATTCGCCACCTTTCCCGACTTTCACCGCACCCGGTGTGGTTTCACCGCCCGTGGTGGTGCTGCCCATGACGTGATCCGGTGCATCCTCACGGATTTTCTGCAGCCAGCCTTTGTTCACATCCTGCAGCAGCGGGTTTTCGCTACGGTTGGAGGTTTTCGCACGCTTCACGCCGTTAAAGCCGATCATGATGCGGTCCAGTGCCTGGCGTTTCACGATGGCGTCACGGATACGCACCTGGAAATCCTGAAACTTCGCCCACAGGTCCAGCTTCGCGTAGGTCAGCACCGTGTCAAAGTTGGTCTGTTCGCATTTGTATTCCACATCGCTCATCAGCGTCGGATCGACAGGTTCACGCTCTTTCGCGGTGGTGTCAGTGGTTCCGGCAATGGTGCTGCCAACACCCAATCCAAGCAGCTGACCGGACTGCTCAGTCACTGGCGTGACGTTAATCAGCGTCAGGAAAGCGGCGGACTGCTGGATCTGGTCTTCCAGCGTCTGCTGCACAGACGGCTCTACGGTGAACTTGCTGGACAGTTCCTCAACTGCCACACCGTTCAGACGCGCCAGTTGCTGCAGGTAAGCGTTAAAAGCAAAACGGGTATTCTTCTTCATTGGGTTTTATGCTCCATCAGCAATTGGTCAGAGTGTCAGCGGGGGCGTTGCCGCCTGTTGCACGCTGGCGGTAGTCCTGGCGGCTGTCTTCATGACTCAGCTTATCCACCAGTTCGTTAAAGGCGGTTTGCTGCTCCTGCAGAGCAGTCTCCAGCTCAGACAGGCGTTCTTCCTGCTCAGACAGGGATTTTTCGGTGCGCGTGCTCAGGTTCTGCTGCTCAGTGGCGACCAGTTCCACGGCCTTATGCACATCAGAGAACCGGACGTCATCGGACTGCTCTTTTTTGGTAAACAGCGCCGTGACGCGGGCAAACAGGGACGGCTTGTCCTCCTGGATTTCTTCCAGTTCGATCACCGTTTCCTCTGCAGCGGTAAAAAGATTGGCAGGATTCTGCTTGCGGTTTGCCAGCGGGTTATGGGCTGCACTGGCGCTGAATGTCAGCATTTCCGTACCCAGACTGGCGGGATCATCAGTGGCAGCCAGGCCGACCAGGTAGGCTTTGCCCGTATCAGCAAACTTCGGGCTGACTTCCATAGAGGTGAATAATTTCTGGCCTTTTTTCACCAGTTCCACCAGGGACTCCGTTGGCTCAACGTCGGCATACAGTGCCATCTTGCCTGCCAGCGGACCTTCCGCGATTTCTTCAGCAAACAGCGCCGTCACCTTGCCGTAGCGGTTAAACGTGCTGTCCGGCAGATAAGACTTAATGTGCTCAAGGTTAATCAGCGCGGTATACACCGCCGGGTTGTAGCTGGCTGCCATCTGTTCCAGCCATTCACGCTGGATTTCGCGTCCGTCGGTAGTGGCACCTTCCACCCCGATGCGAAAACGCTTTGCTTTCACTGTCATGAGCCGTGCTCCGTTAGAAAAAACTTACTGGAGCCTTATGGTTGCGGTGATGGGGGCAGTGAAACAATGCGCGGTATTTGTACCGACAACCACACAAACCGCAGGCGGGGAAAGCCTTCATTCAAGGCTGTAGGTTTGTGCCATGAACACCACACTGACACCCGCAGATCTCGATCCCCGTCGGCAGGCCATGCTGCTGTACTTTCAGGGATACCGCGTAGCCCGCATTGCTGAAATGCTGGGCGAGAAAGTTGCAACCGTTCACAGCTGGAAAAAACGCGACAAGTGGGGTGACTATGGGCCGCTGGATCAGATGCAGCTCACCACCGCCGCCCGCTACTGCCAGCTCATTATGAAGGAGCACAAAGAAGGGAAAGATTTCAAAGAAATTGACCTGCTGGCGCGCCAGTCGGAGCGCCACGCGCGGATCGGCAAGTTTAACAATGGCGGCAACGAAGCCGACTTAAACCCTAACGTCGCCAACCGCAACAAAGGGCCGCGCCGTCAGCCGGAAAAGAATGTTTTCACCGATGAACAGATTGAGAAGCTGGAAGAAATCTTCCATTCCTCCATGTTCAACTACCAGCGCCACTGGTGGGAAGCCGGAAAAACCAATCGCATCCGCAACCTGCTGAAGTCTCGCCAGATCGGCGCGACCTTTTACTTTGCCCGTGAAGCCCTGATTGACGCCCTGCTGACCGGACGTAACCAGATTTTCCTTTCCGCCAGTAAGGCACAGGCCCACGTCTTTAAGCAGTACATCATCGACTTCGCCAAAGAAGTCGAGGTGGAGCTGAAAGGCGATCCGATGGTGCTTCCTAACGGGGCCACGCTTTACTTCCTCGGCACCAATGCCCGCACGGCCCAGAGTTACCACGGCAACCTGTATCTGGATGAATATTTCTGGATACCGAAATTCCAGGAGCTGCGCAAAGTGGCTTCCGGTATGGCTATTCACAAAAAATGGCGACAAACCTATTTTTCCACGCCATCCAGCCTGACACACAGTGCTTATCCGTTCTGGTCCGGTGCGCTGTTCAACCGAGGGCGCAACAAAGCCGATAAGGTGGACATCGACCTGTCCCACAGCAATCTGGCCCCCGGCCTGCTGTGCGCAGACGGGCAGTACCGCCAGATAGTCACCGTGGAAGATGCGGTGCGCGGCGGCTGTAACCTGTTCGACCTTGACCAGTTGCGCATGGAGTACAGCCCGGACGAATACCAGAACCTGCTGATGTGCGAGTTCGTGGACGATCTCGCGTCCGTGTTCCCGCTCAGCGAGCTGCAGGCGTGCATGGTGGACAGTTGGGAAGTCTGGACCGACTTTCATGCACTGGCCCTGCGCCCGTTTGGCTGGCGCGAAGTGTGGATCGGATATGACCCGGCGAAAGGTACGCAGAACGGCGACAGCGCCGGATGCGTGGTGGTGGCGCCGCCAGCCGTGCCGGGCGGTAAGTTCCGCATTCTTGAGCGTCACCAGTGGCGCGGAATGGACTTCCGCGCCCAGGCTGACGCCATCAAAAAACTGACCGAACAGTACAACGTGACCTATATCGGTATCGACTCAACCGGCGTTGGTCACGGGGTTTACGAGAACGTGAAAGCGTTTTTTCCTGCCGTCCGGGAGTTTGTCTACAACCCCAACGTTAAAAACGCCCTGGTACTCAAGGCCTACGACATTATCAGCCACCGCCGTCTGGAGTTTGACGCCGGACACACCGACATAGCGCAGTCCTTTATGGCAATCCGTCGCGCCACCACCGCCAGTGGCAACCGCCCGACCTATGAAGCCAGCCGCAGCGAAGAAGCCAGCCACGCCGATCTGGCCTGGGCAACGATGCACGCACTGTTTAACGAACCGCTGCAGGGCGAATCCGCCAATACCAGCAATATTGTGGAGATTTTTTGATGGGAAAGAGTAAGAAGAACCGCGCTGCGGCGACGAAACAGATCCAGCTTAAAAGTCAAACTACAGCCGAAGCATTCAGCTTCGGCGATCCCGTTCCTGTTCTGGACCGCCGAGAACTGCTGGATTATGTGGAATGCGTACAGATGGACCGCTGGTATGAGCCGCCCGTCAGCTTTGACGGACTGGCGCGCACCTTCCGCGCTGCCGTGCATCATAGTTCCCCGATTGCAGTAAAGTGCAACATTCTGACCAGCACCTACATCCCTCACCCGCTGCTCAGCCAGCAGGCTTTTTCGCGTTTTGTGCAGGACTATCTGGTTTTTGGTAACGCCTACCTGGAGAAACGCACGAACCGCTTCGGTGAAGTTATCGCCCTTGAGCCTGCACTGGCAAAATACACCCGACGCGGGTTAGACCTGGATACCTACTGGTTTGTGCAATACGGTATGACAACCCAGCCGTATCAGTTCACGAAAGGCAGCATTTTTCATCTGATGGAACCGGATATTAATCAGGAGATCTACGGCCTGCCCGGTTATCTTTCTGCCATTCCGTCAGCCCTGCTCAACGAGTCCGCCACGCTGTTCCGTCGCAAGTATTACATTAACGGCAGTCATGCGGGCTTTATCATGTACATGACCGATGCCGCGCAAAACCAGGAGGATGTGAACAACCTCCGCAATGCGATGAAAAGCGCCAAAGGTCCAGGCAACTTCCGCAACCTGTTTATGTACTCGCCTAACGGCAAAAAAGACGGGCTTCAGATCATCCCATTGTCAGAAGTCGCGGCGAAGGATGAGTTTTTGAATATCAAAAATGTCAGCCGCGACGACATGATGGCTGCGCACCGCGTGCCGCCGCAAATGATGGGGATTATGCCTAATAATGTTGGAGGGTTTGGGGATGTGGAGAAGGCCAGTCGCGTATTTGTACGTAATGAATTAACGCCCTTGCAAAAAAGGCTACAAGAGCTGAACGACTGGCTGGGCGAAGAAGTGATTAAATTTACGCCCTATATTCTTTCAGAAGAATAATTCCGAACTTATTTGTTTCTTCTTTGTTCACGCCTTGTCTTGGCTTCGATAAGGCGTTGAGGTTCAGTGTAAAGCCGTTCTAAAAAAAGATAGGTAAAATCTTCAAGATCCTCAGCAGCAGCTTTATCCAAAATACCTTCATGCGCTCCATCATTTCCGTCATCTTTAACGCATTCAGCTAGTTCCCTTAAAGCTTCAGGCAGTAGATGATTATCAAATAACCACTCCATTCTTAACCCTAGGCTTCTCCTTATTTTTTGCGCAGGCCCTTGCTCCCCATCAGGAAGAAGTCCTTTTGTGGCATAATCAAGGCAAAGCCTAAACATGGTTGCTGCTGCATTATAACAACCTATAGCCAAACATTTCGCCCCTTCCTCATATGCACTATTGATATGCTCAGGTAAGAACTCTGGTGGCTCCTCTACTGCTAAGTCTGCCGGTGATATAGGCCTAACAACCTCTGCAACTTCCTTTAAGCCGAATATTCCACTTTCCCAATTATAGCCATCTAAAGTTTTATTTTTCGTTAAAGGTCTGCAAAGAAACATTGTCGTTTTATGACACTCTCGGCAAACACAATAGACCTCGTACTCGTATGTTTTACCCCCGCCCAATGCATTGTAAACCCTAGTGCAATTCAGCCCATTAACATCAAACGCTATTTTTTGTGATCCACATCGTGGACAGTCATCCACTAACAGGTAATGACTCCAACTTATTGATAGTGTTTTATGTTCAGATAATGCCCGATGACTTTGTCATGCAGCTCCACCGATTTTGAGAACGACAGCGACTTCCGTCCCAGCCGTGCCAGGTGCTGCCTCAGATTCAGGTTATGCCGCTCAATTCGCTGCGTATATCGCTTGCTGATTACGTGCAGCTTTCCCTTCAGGCGGGATTCATACAGCGGCCAGCCATCCGTCATCCATATCACCACGTCAAAGGGTGACAGCAGGCTCATAAGACGCCCCAGCGTCGCCATAGTGCGTTCACCGAATACGTGCGCAACAACCGTCTTCCGGAGACTGTCATACGCGTAAAACAGCCAGCGCTGGCGCGATTTAGCCCCGACATAGCCCCACTGTTCGTCCATTTCCGCGCAGACGATGACGTCACTGCCCGGCTGTATGCGCGAGGTTACCGACTGCGGCCTGAGTTTTTTAAGTGACGTAAAATCGTGTTGAGGCCAACGCCCATAATGCGGGCTGTTGCCCGGCATCCAACGCCATTCATGGCCATATCAATGATTTTCTGG